AGGTAGTTGGAATATGGACACAAGCACTGAAGCAGGTATGCAGATGTGGATTGATGAAGCAAATAAAATATCTACCTTTGGTAATATTGGCACAGGTGTAGTGGCAGCACTTAATCCAATGTTAGGTGCAGCTTTTGCAGGTTTTAATAAAATGCAAAAGAATAAAGTTATATCTATGTTAGATGATAAGATAGGCAGCGCACAAAGCCAAGCTCAGATAGATGAGTTAAATAAAATAAAAACTAGGTTGACAACTAAAGAAGGTAAAGGTATAATAGCTCAAGCCATAAGCGGTTTCATTAAACCAATTGCAGAGGCATTAGGTATAGGTGAAAAAGAAGAAAAAGTAATGGAAGATGTAGCTAAAATAACTACGGATGATGAAGGTGAATCGCCTGATGATATTAAAACAAAAGTTGAACAAGTATCTAAATCTGCTTTTCCATCTGGTAGATTAGATGTAGATACACCACCTCAAGTTGAAGATTCTAAATCTGCTTTTCCATCTGGTAGATTAGATATAGATACACCACCTCCAGTTTCTGAGTCAAAAGCACCACCTGTAGATAGGTCGAGTGCTCAAACTGGTCTTCCTAGAGTTGATACTAGACAAAATTTAATCTCAGACCGATCTGGTATACAAACAGGATTAGAACAAAAAATAGCACCTAAAGCAGATGAAGTATTTGATCCTACAGTACAATCTCAAAGTGTTAGAGATGAAGGGTTACAAACTGAAGCATACTCTGGTACTGGTTATAAAGGATATGATCAAATAAATGAAGGAATAATAAAACCATTAGCAAATGCTTTAACTATAAATGAACGAGGCACTACAAATGCGTATGAAAGTTTAATGAATTTTATAAGTCAATACACCAGTGATGCTCCAGAATTATCTAGCCTCATAGCTCAAAAACAAAGAGCAGAAGATAGTGATGCAAACTTAGATTTTACAGGAACAATTAATGCATTAGGCACAGGAAGTTTACCTACAGAAGGTGACATAGAAAAGTATCTATCTAGTGTATCTGACGATAAACCTAAAAAAGATACAAGTGCTAAAGATAGAAGAGATAGAAGACAACGTGCAGCAGATTTAAAATATGATGCAGAAAGAGCTTTGGGATCATCAATGCGTGGCCCTAAAGGTAAAACTGGTTCTAGAAAAGTATATACGGATGCTAAAGATCGTGGAGCTTCTGATAGAGAATTAAAACAAATAGTAAGAGAACACGAAAAAGTAGAAAATAAATTATTGAATATGAGGAAAGGTATAAAACAAGGTTTTGCTAAAGGTGGATTAGCAAGTCGCACAAAATAACTACCCACCAATATGACTAGCTACCCATCCCCCATCCAACATGGCTACGGTGGCCCTAGTGAAAGGACAGATAATGTCAGAACAACAAATTATGGCTGAAGAAATGCAGTCACCAAAAAAAGTAGCATTTGCAAATCGCAAGTATACTAATGAAGAAAGAGTAAAGAAAGAAGAAGAAGAGTTAGAACAGTTACTCGCAGAACAAAAAGGTGAAGAGGTAGAGGCTAAAGAGTCTAAAGAACCAGAACCTAAAAATGCAGAGGAACGTAGCTTTAAAAAACGATATGGTGATCTACGTAGACATCAACAATCAAAAGAAAAAGAATATGAAGATCGTATCAAAGCATTAGAGCAACAACTAACTGAGTCTACTAAGAGTGAGATTAAACTACCAAAGTCAGACGAAGATATTGAAGCATGGGCAAAACAATATCCTGACGTAGCAGGTATCGTAGAAACTATTGCAATTAAAAAAGCACGTGAACAATCAGAAGGTCTTGAGGCACGTGTAAAAGAAATAGACGAAATGAAAGCTACAGCTACACGAGAGAAAGCTGAAGTTGAATTACTTAAACTACATCCTGATTTTGGTGAGATTCGTGACAGTGACGATTTCCATGAATGGGCAGAAGAACAACCCAAGTGGGTACAAGACGCTCTTTATGAAAATGATGCAGATGCAAGGTCTGCTGCACGAGCAATTGATTTGTATAAAGCAGATAAGAATATTAAACCTAAAAAGTCTGCTTCATCAAAAGACGCTGCACGTTCTGTGGGTACACGGAATGAACGTAGTAAACCTCAGTCTGATCCACAGGGAAATGCGATCAAAGAGTCTGATGTACAAAAAATGTCTGCAGTCGAATACGAAAGAAACTCTGATGAGATTATGGAAGCTATTCGTACAGGCAACTTTATATACGATTTATCTGGGTCAGCTAGATAAAAAGTATTGACATTATAGTTATTTATGATATAACTATATGTATCGTAGTTTAACGCAGCCCCTATATGGATACCTGCGTTAGCTATATCCCCAAGCAAACAACAGTGGCTTACGGACTTACCTAGTAAATCATGGCCCATAAATACAACGCAAAGGCCAAGTGTTGTAAATATGCACCCTACGATGTCTAGCCTCCAGTAGAATATCTGTGTGTTTCGCATCTGTTACTGCTAATATAAGGAGAAACCATAATGGCGTTTTCAACAGCAGCAGGTTACGGCAATTTACCAAATGGTAACTTTAGTCCAGTAATCTATTCCAAACAGGTGCAACTTGCTTTCCGCAAGGCATCTGTTGTTGAAGCTATCACAAACTCTGATTATTTCGGAGAGATAGCCCAAATGGGTGATTCAGTAAAAATTATTAAAGAACCTGAAATCACCGTTAAATCATATGCACGTGGTACAACTATTACACCACAAGATTTAGATGATGAAGATTTTTCATTGACTATTGACAAAGCTAACTACTTTGCTTTCAAAGTCGATGATATTGAAGAAGCTCACTCACACGTGAATTTCGGTAGTCTTGCATCTGATCGTGCTGCATATAGACTATCAGACCAGTTTGACCAAGATGTACTTGGTTATTTATCTGGCTTTAAACAATCTGCAATACATGGTAATGCTAACACTGCTAACACAACTGTTAACGGTTCTAAAGCTGTAACCACTGCAGGTTCTGACGAATTGCTTTCCTCAATGAAGTTAGATGGTTCTGACTTTAACGCAGGTACAGGCGGTCAGTCAATTGCACTTCTACCTCGAACAGGTGGTGCAACAGCTACACCTTCAACTGCAGGTGAAGCAAACCCACTACAACTTATTGCTCGTATGGCACGTAAGTTGGATCAACAAAACGTTGACTCACAAGGTAGATGGCTTGTTGTAGACCCAGTATTCATGGAAATTCTAAGAGATGAAGATTCACGTCTTCAGAACGCAGATTTCGGTGAGTCAGGTGGAATACGAAATGGTCTTGTAGTTAATAACCTACACGGTTTTCAGGTACATGTATCTAACAACCTACCTACTATTGGTACTGGTCCTTCAACAGAAGCAGCTTCAAATGCGACTAACTACGGTGTTATCGTAGGCGGTCACAGTTCAGCGGTTGCAACTGCGGAGCAGATCAATAAGACAGAAACATATCGTGACCCTGACAGCTTTGCTGACATTGTTCGTGGTATGCATCTATATGGTCGCAAAATCTTACGCCCTGAAGCGTTGGTTAATGCGATATACAACTTGCGATAAGGGAGGACTAGATAATGGCACTTGGTGACAATACTCTTGCTTCTGCACGTGGCGTTTCGCAGCGTGGTCGCAATCCATACATGGTTGAAACCACTTTAAACTTAGCAACTGCTTTGTCTGACAAAGGTAGCGCATTAGCTGCTTCTGATGTTATTCCAGTAATTGCGGTTAAAAAGGGAACTATGGTTCTTAATGCAGGTATTGAAGTTGATACTGCTTCTGATGGCTCTACATTTACTGTAGACCTTGGAATGGTAGATGCTGATGTATTTGTTGACGGATTCGATGCAACCTCTGCTGCTGCAGTAGTTGCTCAGAACCCTGCAGCGTATCAACCAGTAATGGCTGTCGCAGATGACAACATTGACTTGACAATTGCATCACTATCTGGTGGAGCAGTTACTTCAGGTAAATTGCGTATCTGGGCAGTTTTGATGGACTGCACAGAAATGGGTGACATGGCTGCTAATGAAGTAGACCGTGACACACTTGCATAAATAAACATTTGAGGGGCAGGGCAACTTGCCCCTCTCATCTTATTTGAAGGTTATATAAATGGCAACTACATATATCACACTTGTAAATGATACATTACGAAGACTGAATGAAGTTACTCTGGATACTGCAGGTGATGGCTTTACTACTGTACGTAACGTACAAGGGTTAGTTAAAGATGCCGTTAATAACAGCATAAGATTAATAATACAAGATGGTCAAGAATATCCTTTTTTAAAAACAACTAATACTCAAACATTAACAGCAGCCCAAAGAACTTATGACTTTCCTACAGACATGGGTACTGTTGATTGGGATTCGTTCTTTTTGAAAAAGACTAGTGGACTAGATAACGCACCTAGACATCTTAAAACAATAACGTATAATGACTATCTACAAAACTATCGTACACAAGACGATGAAGGTGATCAAACAAATGGTATAGGTAAACCTTTATATGTATATCAAACACTAGAAGAAAAGTTTGGTGTTACTCCTCTTACTGACGGTGCATATGAAGTAGAGTATGTTTACTTTACTTTTCCTTCTGACTTGACTGCACATACAGATACAACCATTATACCTGACAGGTTTAAACATGTTATCATTGATGGTGCTATTATGTTTGTAATGCGTTTTCGTAGTAATGAACAAAGTGCAGCAATGCATCAAAGTAATTTTGAAGAAGGTATAAAGTCTATGCGTAGAATATTGCTAGACGATAATCTGTATGTACGTTCAACTGTAATCAATCGCCCACAGTCTAGTACCTTTAATAGTGTGATCTAATGGCAGACAATTTAGCTTCCTTTAAGGTCTTCTGTCAAGGAGGACTAAATACTAGCAGGGATGTGCTATCTCAAGGTGAGACACAACCTGGATCAGCTATATCTTTAATTAACTACGAACCTGCTGTTACTGGTGGCTACAGAAAAATAAATGGGTTTGCTAATAACTACGGCACAGTTACAGGCACAGGAAGTGTACTAGGTGTTTGTGTGGCAGACGGAATTAATGACGGTATATTTGCCTGTAGAAAACCATCATCAGGTAATAACTATTTACATAAATGGAATAACTCTAGTTCAGCTTGGCAAGCAATAACTACTGCAGGTTCACCTACAATGACAGGTGTAACTAAAGTTAGATTTTCAAGGCTTAACTTTGG